GTGTGCCTAGTAATTGTAGTCTAAAAGGCTTATATAAATATATTAGACTATGTGGGTTGACCGATAGTTTAGCACATGCACTAGGTAATCTAAAAGGTATGCGGTATGTAACTACTGACGGATTTAACACAGTTAAGTTTGTAAACGATCTTAATGGACAAGATATTCATGTCTACAATTTTGGAAAACTAGACCAAACATTAATGCAGTTGGAGTTTAAATGAGTAAATCACTTGACGGTGTTCTTATTAAAAAAGCAAATAAGCAAGAACAATATACCGAAGAACAAATAGATCAGTTACTAAAATGTATGGATCCTGATACCGGATATTTGTATTTTGCTGAACACTTTGCATACATTCAACACCCAGTCAAAGGTAAGTTATTATTTAAACCTTTTGAATACCAGCTAGGACTAATGCACTCGTACCATAACTATCGATTTAACATCAATATGATGCCTAGACAAACAGGTAAGACTACGTGTGCCAGTATATACTTAGCATGGTATGCTATGTTTGTACCAGATCAAACATGTCTTATTGCTGCACACAAGTATACAGGTGCCCAAGAGATTATGTCTCGTATACGCTTTGTTTATGAAAGTTGTCCTGATCATATTAGAGCAGGTGTTACAAGTTACAACAAAGGTTCAATAGAGTTTGAAAATGGAAGTCGAATAGTTAGCCAAACAACAACAGGCAACACAGGACGTGGTATGTCAATTTCATTACTATACTGTGACGAATTTGCATTTGTTATGCCTAATATTGCTGAAGAGTTTTGGACTTCGATATCACCTACACTTGCAACAGGTGGCCGTGCTATTCTTACAAGTACACCAAACTCAGACGAAGACACGTTTGCTACTATTTGGAAACAAGCTGAAGATAAATTCGACGAGCACGGTAACGAACAAGAGCTAGGGTCAAATGGATTTCACTCGTTTATTGCACACTGGAGCGAACATCCTGATCGTGACGAAGAATGGAAAAAGGCTGAAATTGGACGTATTGGCGAAGAAAAGTTTCGTCGTGAATACGGTTGCGAGTTCTTAGTCTTTGACGAAACATTAATTAACAGTCTTAAACTTGTTAATATGGAAGGTATATCACCGATTACAAATATGGGTCAAGTACGCTGGTACAAGAAGCCTACAAGTGATTATACATACTGTATCGCATTAGATCCGTCGATGGGAACCGGGGGCGACTATGCTGCAATACAAGTATTTGAATTACCAACATACAAACAAGTTGCTGAATGGCAACATAATACAACTGCTATACCTGGGCAGATTAAAGTTCTATCAGAAGTATGTAAATACCTCGTAGAACAAACTCAAAACCCGCAGGGAATTTATTGGAGCGTAGAGAACAATGGTATAGGCGAGGCTGCGTTAATCGTTATAAACGACTTTGGAGAAGAGAACATTCCGGGTTTGTTCGTCAGTGAGCCTATACGTAAAGGACATGTCCGTAAATTCCGCAAAGGATTTAATACTACACATAGTACAAAAATTACTGCATGTAGTAGACTAAAGACTATGATTGAAAATGACAAAATGCATGTAAAAAGCAAGCCATTGATATCAGAATTAAAAAACTTTGTTGCAACATCAACTTCGTATATGGCAAAGCCTGGAACAACAGATGACCTAGTAAGTGCAACACTTCTTGCCCTCAGAATGATGGCAGTACTTAAAGATTGGGATCCTCGAGTTTACGATTCGTTTAATCAAGCTGATGATTATGACGACTATGATATGCCAATGCCAATCTTCATTAGCAGCAATTATTGATAAATACATTATGAAAGATCTAAACACAATAGGCGAAGAATTATTCGACAAGCTACGAGGCCGATTCCAGAGCGTCACTATAGGCGGCGAGGACGGAAAGGTTACTAATATACCAACTGAAGCAAGGTTCTTTGATTTTGAATATACTGCTAATGGATCACCCTTAGGCAACATCAGTGTTTCAATATCTGAGGACGAAGGGTTAACTGTTATATATTCTAAAGATATTGTTGCAACAGTAGAAGAAGAAAATGTAAAATCAGATTGGTTTGACTTTTTAAAAGAACTTAGAAGATTTAGTAAGAAAAGGTTGATGGACTTTGATATAAGAGATATTACAAAGTCAAATTTAACAAAAAGAGATTATAAATTTTTAGCGAACAAGCGTTTCGGAGACGGTAATATGAACGAATCAAAATTATATGGTACAGCACGTACAAGCTATCAAAAAGTTGGCGAAGCACGTATTATGATTAAGCATACAGAAAATGTAAACTTAGAAGTAGCTAACCCGCGTACAAAAAAGATATCAAATATCTATATTGAAAGCGCACAAGGCGAAAGATTCAAGTATCCATTCAAGCACCTAAGTGGCGCAAGAGCAATGGCTCGTCATGTAGCAGAAGGCGGCAACTTGTATGATGACTTTGGTTCGCACATCATTGGACTATCAGAAGAGATGGCAAAACTACGCAAGTTTAAATCATATATGGGTCGTTCAGCAGTAATGGCTGAAAGCCTAAGCGAGTATGTTGATGTTGTTAAAGATCGTATCAATACAGTAAGAAAAACAATTACTGCATTACAAAAACCAAAGTTTTATGCAGAGGCATTTGCTGCATACGAAACACCTATCATGGAAGAAGTACCGGCAGACGTTGCAGAGAATTGGACTGATCAACTTACTATTAAACAGTTTAATGAAGAACTAGCAGATGTATTTCCATACATTTATAAACTAGTAAGTGAAGCTACTAAAGCACAAGAACTAGGACTAGAGGACTTAGTAGATGAATCAGCACTTATGGCTTATGCAGGTGAAAAGAAGCACGGCAAAGAATATATGAAGAAAGCAGCAGCCGCAGGACGTGACGGCGCTTCGCAAGAAGAACTAGGCGCACTAAAAGACAAGTATAGCAAAGCAGAAAAAAATAAAAAAACTAAAGAAGAAATTGCTGTAGAGCAAGGCTTTGAAGAAATGATGGGACAGTTTGCTGAAAGCCCGCAAGGACAAGCAGATGGTGAAATGAAAAGAGATAACGCAGCGTCTTTAAGCAGAGGCGAAGTTAAGGCTCAAAGAAAATCAACTCGTGCAAAGCAGCGTGTAGCAAATAAAAAAGCAGCAAAAGTAGACGAAGCATATATTAACAATGCAAAAGATGCTGTAGACGCATTAGGTCAACTTCGCAGTAAAGGTAAACAAATTGAACGCGGTGACGGCACATACGAAGGCAACTTAGCAAATGAGTATGTAAACGATGTATGGGATGTATATACATGGCTACAGAATAAAACTCAAGATTTTCAAGGAATGGACAAGAACGCCAAAGCTACAATCGACGCAATGATGAAATTACGTAGCGAAGCAAAGAAACTTGAAACAGAAGCAGGCTCGGGATCAAATGGACGCTTTGGTAATGCAATCGTTAATACATTATATCCAGTAATGGAACTTATTAATAGTATGAAGCTCGAAGACGACGACACAATGGACGTTAAAATCGATCCTAAAACAGGCACAATGGCAAAGGCAGATGCGCCTGAAGAAAAGAAAGAAAAGACACAAACTCCAATAAGTGAATTTATCCTAAGTTATTTCGATAAAGAAACAGGTCAATTTCCAAAAGGAGAAACTGCTGTACTTACTATGATCGAAAAGGATTATGGCGAGCAGTTTATTGATCCTGCTAAATCGTTTATTGAAAAGGTTACTGCTAGGTTTGAAGAGCATCAGATGCGCACACAACCGCAGCAGATGGAAACGGACGATGAAGAGTTTGATCGAGTACGTCAACTAGCTGGACTAAGATAAATCCAATAATAAAGCATTTTATGCTTGACAAGATAAATAACATCGTGTAGTATGTAATAGTGCTGCACATTTAGGCACACGACTTAAACAACGACATAGGCAACATATTAGGAGGCACAACTATGGCATCATTAGCAGAAATCCGAGCGAAGCTCAAAGAACAAGAAACACGTTCAACAGGTGGTTCACAAAGCGGCGGCGATAACGCAATTTACCCATTTTGGAATATTAAAGAAGGCGAGAGTACAACTTTCCGTTTCCTTCCTGATGGAGATGCAGACAACACTTTCTTTTGGAAAGAGCGTTTGATGATCAAACTACCATTCCAAGGTATTAAAGGTGAAACAGACTCACGTCCAGTACAAGTACAAGTTCCGTGCATGGAAATGTATGGCGACGGATGCAACATTCTACAAGAAGTACGTGGTTGGTTTAAAGACCCTGCTCTTGAAGATATGGGTCGTAAATACTGGAAGAAGCGTTCTTATATCTTCCAAGGTTTTGTAACGGACAATCCGCTAACAGACGACACTACTCCTGAGAATCCAATTAGACGTTTTATTATTGGTCCTCAAATCTTTCAAATTATTAAGCAGGCTCTTATGGATCCTGACATGGAAGAACTACCAACAGATTATACTGCTGGTGTAGACTTCCGTCTTAACAAAACATCAAAAGGTGGTTATGCAGACTATGGCACAAGCACATGGGCACGTAGAGAGCGTCCATTAGGCGATGCTGAAATGAATGCAGTAAATACACACGGCTTGTTTAACATGAGCGACTTTTTGCCTAAGAAACCAGGCGAAGTAGAAGTTAAGGTAATGTCAGAGATGTTTGAAGCATCTGTAGATGGCGAAGCATATGATGCAGAACGTTGGAGTCAATACTTCCGTCCTGCAGGTATGCAAGCACGTACAGGTGATCCAATGAAAGCAGCATCACCACAAGCAACTGCTACAAGTCAAAGTGCACCGGCTCCTGCTCCAGCAGCAGACCCGCGCAACGATGACATTCCTTTTAAGTCAACTGAAGAAGCAGCAGCAACAGAAGCAGCAGCACCAGCAGCAGCCGCTGAACCTGCAGGCGGAGCACAGGACATTCTTGCAATGATCCGCGCTCGTCAAGGTTAATACGACTATATGGCCCCTACGGGGGCCAATCATCTAGCTTAATAAGGAGTAACTATGGCTAAATCATTTGATGTTAGTAAGTTCCGCAAGGACTTAACAAAAAGTATTTCAGGTATGAGCACAGGGTTTAATGATCCAACTGATTGGATTAGCACAGGTTCATACGCACTAAACTATCTTATTAGTGGCGACTTTCATAGAGGCGTTCCGCTAGGTAAGGTAACGGTGTTTGCAGGAGAATCAGGCGCAGGAAAAAGTTATTTCTGCTCAGGTAACATTGTAAAACACGCACAAGATCAAGGTATTTTTGTAGTATTAATTGACTCAGAAAATGCACTTGATGAAAGTTGGCTACATGCTCTAGACGTTGACACTAGTGAAGATAAACTTCTTAAACTAAACATGTCAATGATTGACGATGTAGCAAAGACTATCTCAACATTTATTACAGATTTTAAAGCAATGGACGAAGAAGACCGTCCTAAAGTATTATTTGTAATTGATTCGTTGGGTATGTTACTAACTCCTACTGATGTTGATCAGTTTAACAAAGGTGACATGAAAGGTGATATGGGTCGTAAGCCTAAAGCACTAACTTCATTAGTCCGTAATACTGTTAACATGATTGGCTCTCTTAATGTAGGATTAGTATGTACTAATCATACTTATGCATCACAGGACATGTTTGATCCAGATGATAAGATTAGTGGCGGTAGTGGATTTATCTATGCATCAAGTATTGTTGTTGCAATGAAGAAAATGAAACTAAAAGAAGACGAAGCAGGTAATAAGATCTCAGAAGTTATGGGTATTAGAGCTGGTTGTAAGGTAATGAAGACACGTTATGCAAAACCTTTCGAAGGTGTGCAAGTTAAAATTCCTTACGAAACTGGCATGAATCCGTATAGCGGTCTAGTTGAATTGTTTGAAAAGAAAGGCTTGCTTGTTAAGCAAGGCAATCGTCTAAAATATATTGATGTAAATGGTGAAGAACATCTTGATTATCGTAAGCAATGGATTGGTCCAAAGTTAGATATGGTAATGAATCAGTATGAAGAAAAAATTGCTCCTGTGGTAAATAATGACACAGTAGAGACAGCTGATGAAGAGGCTGTTGAAGAATGAGGAGCAAAACAGTGAATGAGGAACAAATATCAGATATTTGGTCTTTGTTTAAAGAGTATTTAGACAAAAAACAAATCGAGCTAGTCGCTGAGAAGTATGTAGATCTTCTTGCCGACTATGGTGTAGAAGATATTACACTAAAAGATTGCCTAGGAGTAGATTCAAATCTAGACACTGCAATTGGTTACTATTTAGAAATAGATGCCGATGCATATGTTGATGATGAAATTGAATGGGACGAGTAAATGGGCTGGTATAGTAATGTAAGCAGGGATATTAATCAAATCCCTGCTGCTATCCAATACTTCGAGACTGAACTTGTAGATGCAAAATTAGAAGTAAAACTAAAGGGTAATGTTGAACGTGCTGCGTCTGAGATGCCCGGTATAGTTGAACACCGATTTAATCAGCTACAAGAACTAGAAGCAATTCTAAACTATTTAAATATTGAGCTTCGTAGATTACGTAGTTCTTTCTTTAAACAATATCTCGAAAGCTATCAACGAGCTCTGTCAAGCCGTGACGTAGAAAAATATGTAGACGGTGAGGCAGACGTTGTTGACTATGAAAAGATTATTAACGAGTTTGCGCTAATGCGTAACAAGTGGTTAGGCGTATTAAAAGCACTTGATCAAAAACAATGGCAGATAACAAATGTAGTTAAGCTGCGTGTAGCAGGAATGGAAGACGCATCTCTTTAATATAAATATATTAAGAGGTGCGTTATGCTTGTAAATAATCTAGGTATCATTTGGCCTAATAAAAATATATTAACATCCAACGTGTTAAATAGGCTCAAACAACTATCTAATGTTACTTACGAGTGCGAGTTAAAATTAGAAAATTTAAGCCAGTTAATTTTTGATGTGTATTCTTTTGACAAGGGGTTAAAAGTCTTTAAGGCAGAAAACATTCTTGCTAAATTAGAAAGATTAAAAGCACAAGGGCATACCAAAGTAACTTTTGTTGAATTTAACAATGAAACTTTTAAAGATACTGTAAAATCTAGAAATCAAATACGGGAAGAATTTAATGCAATGACAAGTAGTCCTGCATTTGATATCTTTCATTGTGCATCTAATATAAATGAATATAATCATTTATATAACATTATTTTTAGCAAAGCAACATTACAGAGCTACAGTATTCGGCCTCAAATGACTAGTAACCTTATTTCTAGACTGACAGATTTAAAAAAATGGGCTAGAGACACAAATACTCCTCTTTCGGATATTTGTGTCGTTGGCGGCGCAGTTTTAGATTTGTACGGGTATAAATTGTGTGATGATATTGATATTGTAATAAAACAATCAATACGAGATGAACGAAATTACGGTTCCAGCCCGAAGCTTTTAACAGATGGCATAGACATTGTTAAAAGTAATTATTCTCGAAAAAAGAAAATTGGTAAATGGTTTACCGATGACGAATTAATTTATAAACCTAACCTTTTTGTACAAGCATGTGGTATAAAGTTTGCTAGTTTAACGATTGTTAATTTTAGGAAACAATATAGTGCTAGACCTAAAGATTTAGCAGATATAGAAAAAATTCAATTTAATATGCAGCTCTCCAACGTACATAAAATAGATCCAATAGACTTATTGTTTGACGATAGACTAGATATAATTTGTAAATATATGTTTTTTAAAGATTTACAAAATAGCACTCAAGATTCTAAAATTGAAGATATGTATAGAGATCACATATTCCGCAGGACTAAGGGCAAAGGTGATAATAAAAATTCTATTGATGATTATGTAAGTGCTGCTAAGAGTTTATTTGACTCTATGAAAACAAATGGATTTAACTCATTGTATCCGGTGCCATATACATCTAAAGGGATTCAGAATGGCGCTCATAGAATTGCTTGTGCGTTAGCACTTGGAATTAAGCAAATTGATGCAGTACAAATAACGCATAATGCTAAACACTTACCGTGGAGTGAAAGTTTTTTTAATGCTAAGGATATTCGTTATTTAAATGAAGCTAAAATAAAATTAAAAACGGTTCAGACCTAAGTATTTTAAATTAAAAAAGTACTAATTACTATGTAGCAGGAATGGAAGACACATCACTATGATATTTAATTTTGATAGGAATACATTAATTAAACTCTTACCAGAAGGTATATGTGCCGAGATTGGTGTAGCTAAAGCAAAGTTTAGCATGTACATTCATGCAAATACAACCCCAAAAATGTTTTATCTTATTGACGCATGGAAAAACTTTGATTTGGGATACAACGACAGTAATATGGTTACACAAGCTGAGCATAATCGACGCTATTCTAATGCAATAAGAAATTTAGGATATCATGATAATATTGATATAGTTCGTGCGTTAAGTGTAGAAGGCGCTAGTAAGTTTTCAGACAATACGTTTGATTGGGTGTATATTGATGCTGATCATAGCTATAACGGCTGCAAAGATGATTTAAATGCATATAAAGACAAAGTAAAAGAAGACGGCTATATATGTGGACATGATTATTTAAGAGAAGGCTTTGAACTACCAGGGTACGGAACTAACCAAGCAGTAGACGACTTTGTGTCTGAAAACAATTACTTCTTAACTATTCTTACTAATGAAAAAAAGCATAAGTCATATGCTATTAGTAAAAATAAAGAAAGCCATGAACGACTGTTAGTAAAAGCAAATCAAACCCAATAAGGACTTGAGCCTATAATATCCATTACTTCTTTAGGATAATCAAAGTCAACTTTACGTGTCCTACATTTGTGATTAATTGCAATTTCTGTCTTTAGTTCTTTAAAGTTATTAATTGTTTTGTCAGCATCCCAGTGCTTAGTCTCTACACAACTTTTAACTTTGTTACGAATTCGATCGTCAGTGCCAACCCAAGACCAATGCCATCCTGCTGTTTCTGGATAATGCACTGCATGACTTCTATCTTTGCGTTTGTGATTTTTTCCTCTATAAAGCCTTTGCGGATTTTCAAACATACGCTTACGTGCAACCATAGAACCTTTCCAGCCTCTATATGCTTGTAAGTTAAAAGCATAAAAGAACATATGCATTTTACATGCTACAGGTTTATCTTTATCATCCATAAGCTTTATAATATCAGGAACAAGACCTGGGTCTAAGTTTTCATCTAAGTCAGAATGTATAATAATATCTTCAGTATCAAGTCTGTCAATACCTTGCTGCAAAGACATACGGCTAAAGTTTTCAATTATCCAGTGCTTTGGCACATTAGGTAACGTAACAGACCTTGGTATGTCAAGTGATATAACTTCTATTCTATCACCATATTTTGAATATCGATCTATGTTTTCTTTTAAGTTAAATGTCTTAGGCTTCCAGCTCCACGTTTTGTTGCCTTCTAAAATGATCCATTTAT